GGAGCAACCCGATCGTGAAGAGAAAATCCTGCAACCCACCGCGGAGAAGGGGGGTGAATCAAAAATCACTGATTCATGTCAATTTGTGTCGCGCCTTAGGGGGAAGGCGCGGACCTGTTTGCGCTTCTTGTCGAAAGAACTCAGGTTGAAGAGGGCTCGTGCTCTCCCTTCCCGGATTGAATGCGGTCATCTTCGTTCCGCTATCCGGTCCTGCTTCGATGAACTTAGCGAAGTGGAGGAACTTTCGGTCAAAACGACCCAAAAGCTTGAAAATAGTTTTTGCCAGTGGTGTGAAAATGCCACTGGTCAGGCGAAAGTAGACAAATGGAAAGAAGAAAGGTTCCAGGACATCGAGGTGGATGAAGACCACCTGTCCAAATTCGCGGCCCAGTTTGGCAGGAATGTCGACTGCGGTTGGAACAGAGGAAAGTACCCGTACATCCCGAACGGGCACGCCTGCATGGGGACGACGAGGCGAGAGGGGGGGACGTGGATCCCGGGAGAATTTAGTGAGGACTGCGAGGTCCAATCTATCGTCTCCGCGGGGAAACCCAGGATTGTTACGCTTTTTTCGGAAAGGAACAATCAAATTCTCCACCCCCTTCATCGTTCCCTTTATTGCAGCCTCAAAAAGAAGGGATGGCTTCTTGTGGGTAGCCCGACCCGTGAGTTAGTCTCCTCGCTGAATGGCGGCGCATATATCAGTGTGGATTATTCATCCGCCACTGACATGATTAAATCCGTATATGTGCGAGCCGCCATCGAGGTCTTAATCGACAAAGGAGAGGGGTTAAATGAGGACGAGGTGGCAGCACTTCGTGTACTCGGTTGCTTGCGCATTGACGGAAAGCAGGTGACCAGGGGTCAGCCAATGGGGAGCTTGATGAGCTTCCCGTTACTTTGTCTTATAAATAAGACGGTTGTCGACCTAGCCCACAACGATCTTCTGATCGAAGGGAAAATAGGTGCCGAGGAGTGGCGCCTTCATCGTTGTCTCATCAACGGCGATGATTTGTTGATCCGGGATTTGTCAGTCCCGGGGCTGTTGTCTGGAATGGTGTCCCACGGTTCGAAAGTGGGACTCATTATTAACAAAGAAAAGACGATGGTTGACGCTGAGAAGGGAGAAATAAACTCCACCCTGTTCGTTAACGGCGTCGAACAAAAGAAAATAAATTGTGGAGCCCTGTTTATGGGGCGTGATGTCGAGGACGTAATCGGTTTTGCCGACCGATCTTCTGTGTCTATCGACGGATTTATGTATCTTGTGAGGAGGCACAAGAACCTGTTGGCGAGAGCCAGCAACAAGATACAAAGCTCCCTTTCGCATCGCAGGTTTAACGCACTTGTGAGGTGTAAGGAGATCCGTCGAGCGTTATGCTCCGTACCAACCAGTGGTACCAGATCCACCAATCCCTTCGACGTTGTAACCAAGCCTGTAGGTTACAATTTATCGCGCGAAGAAGAGATTGTTCTC